CCCGGGTATGAACTCAACTTTCACATACTCCACACAAACGGGTGAATTGGTTTCGCTGTTGGATAGGCGCAGTGCCATCTGTCCGCTTCTCTTCTGCAAAGATACTGGATAGGCTGCCCCATCGACTGCGAGGGTCAGGGGGCTCTGGGGGACAAACGAATAGCTCCTACCCCCATCCGTCGTCACTTCCACCGCCATCGTTCCATTCCCGCTCGCCCAGATAATAGCGTTGAGCCAGCGTTGACGGGTTGTTATGAAATCTACCCTAGTGCCATTTGGGTCCTCTTTTCCAGACCCACTCAAGTCGGGCGTCTCGTATATCCACGTCTGAGGCTGGGCAGTCCCGCTGATGCTGACTGACCTAACTGTCGGGTCCCGCTTGACGATGCGTCCACTCGGGTCAGCATAGAGCTGAACTCTTTCGCCAACTGCTGGAGCCAAGCTCCCAATCGTGTAGTTCTGGTCCCCAATCTCCCCAATCAAATCTCCAATCGTTATCGCTGTCGTCCTGCCATATTCACACGCTTCGGTGTAGGTCGAGGTCTTGCGCATCCAACTCTCGTCCTTGACATTGTACGACCAGACAATCGAGCAAGTCGTATCCGTTCCAACCGGGATGTGGAAGTTGACACTATCCTCAACCGAGTTGTATGTAACGAACGCATGTTTCCGTGCTGACTGATTTATCTCCGCAAAGAGTAACGGACGTATCGGGTCTCCTATCGGACGTAGGTCGTTTCCGCCGTAGTAGGCATAAATGTTATTCTCGGCAAGGAAGTAGCAGACGTCTCCGTGCGACACAACTCCGCGCCGTGACACCGCGCCAATCTCGCTAACTTGCTTCGTGAACTGAAACACCTCATCCCCGCCAACCCACTGTTGCATGTGGATGGAGTTGTCGGCAAAGATAGCAATACCGCCAGAAAGAGGAGCTGCGCAGTTGAGTCCTCCCTCTGCATCTTGCAAGTCAATCAATCCTGCAGTTCCAGATGCAAAGTCCGTCGTCCCAGCCGAGTAGACAAGAGCGCCTTTCTTGCTCCACTGCACTCTCTTGCTGTACTCTGTTCCGTTCTCCCAAACGTGGTAGAGGCAGAGGTGGTCCTTGAGTGCGCCAAGGGCATAGGCATTAAAGGTCGTAGGAGTGACTGCACTCGCCAGTGCCGTCCCCGTCACCGCCAAGCTCGCCTTGTACTGCATCGTGCCCTTCCCATTGCAGTAGATATAGGCGTCGTTGTACTGGACGGCAGCAACGTAATCCCCGTAAGTCCCAGTTATCGTCTGTCCATCCACAGCGAAGGAGAGCCCGTCTGTACCCGTGTTACGATAGACGGTCGTGTTGGTGTGGAGTTGAAGAACGGACGCTGCACCGAATGCTACCTCGTTGACGAGATAGACTGGCGCGTTAATGGTCGTTGCTGTCGAGAAGAGCGATGTCCCGTAGTCCTTCTGGTTCAGTCCGTACTGTAACCTCGCGTTGAGGCCAGTCGGCTGATACCGAGGCTCCATGATGTTGCGTGGCACATCCGCTTTGATGCCGAGTGTCGGTGCCGCAATCTCGATAAGGGATTTGCGTTTTTCTGACATGCTACTTCCTCTTTTTCATGGCCTTCAAGCGCATTGCGTTGGACTTGGTAACTTTCTTCATCTCGCCCATTTCATATTTCTTGCCTTCTTTTCCTTCGCAGTCTTTCATAGGACTCCTTTATAGTTTCATGATGAACGCGAGAGCGTAGTATGGGTTTAAGAGACTAAAAGCTGTTCCACCACCGACAGAGCTGGTTGTGTTGTCTGTAGTTTGTGCGCCATCTGCGCAAGAGGCTGGCTGAGTTCCAGAATTACCGCCCCACTGTGGAACTGTGTGCGTGTGTGCTGGTATTTCGGTAATATCAAGAGTCTTTGTTGCTGCACCACCACTCTGCGTCAAACTCCCCGATACATTCGTCTTAGCTGCCCCAGAGTCATCCTGCTTCGCACCTACGATGAACTTGTCAACAAGGTTCGTTGTCCCATTATTTCCATCGCAAAGAGCCCACCCAAATGGGATTGTCGCAATCGTGCCGCTCCACATCACGATGACGCCTTTGGGGACGATACCGCCACCAAGATATGCTGAGTGCCCAAGCGTCATCTCGTATCCTGCGCTGTTACGGACAACTGTCGACACGCCTGTCCCCGACGAGATAGCGTAGATTGCCGCTGCCTGCGTCGCTGTCCCGTACACCAACCCGGGCTGCGCTGTCTGCGTCGTCAAGCTGACAAACTTGTGGTACCCGTCACTCCCTGTCGACAACTGACTATCCCGCCACCCATGCTCATTCGCCATGCGCGACCGGACTCCAATCTTCAAATCCCTGATGTTATCATCCAAGTCCGCAGCAAGGTTGCTGTTGACTGGAGCACCCTCATTCCAGCTTTGGCCATCGTAGCTCATAGTATGCCTTTCTTGTTTAATGCCTTTACGTTTTGATACAGCTCTTCACGACGAGCTAAAACATCCTCTGATAGCCTAAAGCCTGTTCTGGTAACAGTATCTTGAAACGCCATGCAAAAGTCCGCCTGCTCTTTTTTGATAATAAGGTACGGCCTAACCAGTTTTAAGAACAATACAGCGGCCTTTGCAGAAATTACCCAAGAGTAACACGGCTTATGCCCAATTTCTACGCGTCCTCTTTGAGCGTACTTTATGCTTCCACCAAACTTATTCTTAAACCATAAAATCACAGGCTCGTAAGTATTGGCTACAGATACGTAGATACGATAATGGGTTGACCAGTTTGGGTCTCTACTGGTAAAAGACTTCTTTACAGAAACATACCCTTCGCCATCGAGCATTCCAGCAGCATATACAATATCATCATGTGATATGCTCGACCCGTCGTATGCCATAACCTCTCCTAATTGTTACGTTCAATATGCGTTAACATCTTTAAGATATCAGTGTGGTCAGCGTTGTTGCGCTCGATGTAAGCGTCAATCTTTTCAGAGATAGAGCTGAAACTGGTGTACATCTCCCCCCGAACCTCTGATATCTGCCTGAGGCGCTCAGACCTTGCCGCGCTCACATCACCCGCCAGAAAGAAGAACCCCGTCACACATAGACCAAACATCGCACTTACGGCAGTCACAGCCATTTGCCACGTTGTCTTATCAGACATAACACCCCACAAAGTTGTTATACCAAGTTGCTTACTTCTTCCGATAGAGAACTGCGAAGTTATCTCCACTGGATGTGCCATTTAAGGCTCCTGATACTGCAATAGGATTGCAGATGTTGAGGACCGTATTGGCTCCCGAGAATGTCAGTAGCGTAGTTGTACCGTACTTTAAAGTGACGGTGGTAGCAGCCGTGCCGACCCAGATGCCCCCGAAGTCGCAGTTTGTTGCGATAGCGATACCGGAGCCAGTCGTCCAAGTTGAAAGCTGCATGCAGTTATTCTGTTTCCCCATGTTACCCTCCTATGGTGTCAAGTGCAGCGATGGCTGCTTTTATCGCTAAACGCTGTTCTTTCTTCTTCTTTGCCCAATCGAAATCCCCGTCCATCTCGGAGTAGAAGATGCCTTGCTCGAGGGGGAGGAGTTGGGCTCTGAGTTCCTGCCTCTGGCGCTCCTTCTCCCACTTTGCCTGAGCATCCAGACACTCTTGGCAAGTGACCCTGTTGCGACCGATGATGACGTTCCCGATGACTTCCTTATCTTCTGTGCAAGAACACATGTTTCCTCCTGTTTAAGTTTAGCCTAAAGGCCGAAGAGCCCACAGGTCGAATTGAGAGCCAGCCGCAAAGTTATTTGGAGTAGATATTGCTAAACTCGTCATATTGTTAGCGGTATCAGACCACACACACCCAGCAGTATAAAGCTCGGCAACAGTTGTCCCGGCAGCCTCAGACACCATGGTCAATATGCTTGGCCTAACAAAGCCGGACTTTGCAAAGAGCATAAATCCGTATTGACTGTATGAGTTCTGTGCCGGGACGCTATTGGCGTTAAAGTCAATTCGCGTGTCGCCAGTTCTTCGGGCAGCGGCAACCGTAGTGCTTTTTCCTGATAACCATTGCTGCCCATAATTTCCACCAGTGTCTGCATTAAAACGCGCACTGGCCTGATTTGCTCCACCAGAAGCCTGTGTCTGTCCACTCAAGTAATAAACCACATCCCTATCCCCATCCAATCCGCTAAATGTCACACTTGATGCCGCCCCACCTAGTACGCTCGAACCAACTCTTACCCAACTCCCCTTGATATAAGGTGTCGTGATTGACCCAGTAGGAGTACCGCCTGTGAAGTTGTTGGATTTGAGGATGATGATGCGTGTGCCGACGCCAAGTTTATTTGCCGTAAAAGTCATCCCAGTTATATTTGAAGCCGTTTCGTTCCATACAGAACCGATAGTTTCAAGCTGTGTAACGGTAGTCCCGCTTAGGTTGCATACGTTTATTCCGTTCAACAATCTTACTGCACCGCTCTTTGCGTAGAAGCGAAGAACAGAAAATGCAGAGGTTGAGCTAGACGCAACAGCACCCATACGAATAAGTGCCGCAGTAGAGCTTATATTTCCAACAGTTGTGCTTGCCGCAGATATCCCACGATACCCGTAGTTCGCCGCAGTGGTATCAGCATTAAACGATGCTTCCATCGTTGCTGTTCCGGTATCATAAATGTTCCTAGCAATAACCGTATACCACCCATCCTCATCCCCGTTAAGGATGTTTCCTGTGGAGATGGAGGAGGCGGCAGAGCCGGCAACTTCATAGTCAAAGACCACGGTCTCCGTTCCGTTGACCAAACCTTGTATGTTGCCAAATTGCATAAATCTCTCCTAGTTAGAACGACGGGCATAAACCGTGATGCGTGTACCTGCGGTGAAGTTGCCGGAGGCTGACGAAAAATCTAAAGAAGTAAATGTAGCCGTTCCATCATAGGCATATGCATAAAGGTTGAAATTAGCCATTGTCGTACCGGACGTATAAGTAGATTGATTTAAAAACAGTGTCTTTTGGAATCCAGAAGGCGTTAGTAGCGTTGCCTCACACAATGATAATGCAGGGCATAATATAATCGTTGCTTCTGATGTATCTCCAGCAGCTGCTATTGTTCCAGCGGTATTCGTCATACGCTGATAACCATATGTGGATGTATCACCGCCAAGAAGAAGATTCACGCTATCCGCAGTATCGAGATTGCGAACAATAATCTTATACTCCTTATCCGTATCCCCATCCACCGCTGCGGACACACTCGACTCGCTGCCTGCTGAGGTGAAGTCAAGGATTTCTTGGAAGCCGGGGAAGTTGAGCTTGCCCTTCGCGTCAACATCACCTCTTGTGGGATTCAGCTTGGTTTGCATTAGACTATGTAAACTCCACCAAAGGTTCCAGCCAGTGTGCCTGTCGCAAGATACGAGTAAAGATTGACCGTGAATTGGGTCGCTACCGCAATAACGCTGTCAGGAATAACTTGCGTCCCGGACTGGTTGTAGATATTAACGATTGCGGCGTAGGGAGCCGTTATCGTCGATATCGTCACGACCACATCCCCGGAAGTGGTGGGTGACGTTGCGGAAATCAGGAAATGTGTCGCGCTCGCCCCACCCGTCGCGGCAGCCGCAAACTTGAACCCACTTGCGGAGGTAGCATCACACACCAAAGTCGTTCCATCCGCGCTCGCTCCCAAGATGACAGGAGTACCACTTCCCGTGAATACGATAATCTGACCCTTGGATGAGCCGATGCTTTTAGGGATGGCGGCTTGCGCAGTAGTAAGCGCCGTAGCTGCGTTGGAGGTAGCGGTAACTGCCAGTGCGCCTGCTGCGGTAGCTGTAGCATAAGCTGACGCTGCAACGGACGAAGCCGCAACCGCAATCGCGTTGACCGGAAGGCCCGTCGAGAGATTCGCCAGCGTGACCTTTTTCGTGACAGGAGTCGTCAATACATCCGTCACAATCGGCATGACGTCTGTTGCCGCTGGTGACAGTAGCTCAACTAACCCCGTTATTTTCGTATTAGCCATTTTGAACTCCTGTTTGATGAACTATTCTATCCAGCCCCTTAAGGCGCAACTACAATAAGACCCTGCCCCGTTACTCACAGCACTAATCTTCAAGTCTGCCGTAGCGGGTATGGAAATAGGCATATCAAAGTCTGCGTGGAAGTTATTATCCTCCGTAATTGTCTCAAAGAATACTTGAAAGAATGGTATCCTCACGGTATTCGCACCATCATCAACTTGCGCCCTAGCAATCCACCTCACGACCTTACCAGCAGTTGTGTATCCACTAGCAACAGAAATGGAAGTAAGATATAGCGTCTTGCCAAGAGGAACGGTATAAGTCAGTCCACGCCCACGAGTAAATCCAGTAGCAATCTGTCTTACGACGTTAGCGCCTGTTACTGTTCGGCAATTTATCGTTCCTGCCGACATTAATCCAGTGCCAACTTGCGTAGCTCTAATTGAGTTCACACGGAGTATTGTCAGATAAGCTAGAGGGACTGGAGTTACACCATTTAGAGATATTTCTTCGGACGCTTGAGAATAGTCCTCTTTAAGGTATGTAATCCTTACCTTCTGCACTCCTGTACCAGCAAGCGTATCTGCTGCGCTAGACGAAACAACCTCAAGAGCTGTTGCTGTTGGTATCCAGTAGTAAGACCCACCCTGTGTGGTTATGTCCTCTTCTGTAGCCCCAACATCGTCGTTATACCCAAGTTTGTAGTATGGGGTATGATTGGCGACATTCCCCTCTGCGATATCAAATAGATACGGCATGGAAGAAACACGAGGCTTGTTATTGATGTGCTTGACCCCGTAAGGGACGCCAAGCTCATCTATCAGTTGTACGGACTTGAAATAGCTCATAGTATCGCCCATTTTGCTGATGCGTAGCACCCAACTGCCATGTCGTCCCATTGATTAAGGGTCTGCGTCGTCTCCCCATCAATCGTCCCAGCCCCTGTACACGCCACCGTCACGACCCCCGTGTTGATATTCTTGATGTAGAACTGCTGACCGAGGACGGTCGGGGGTAGCGTTATAGTGAAGTTGGATACGCTATTGCAAACCAAGATGACATCGGATAGCTGTATCCCGTACGTGCCAGTTACGATGGTGACGCTATGAGCCTCGCCATAATAGCCGACAGGCATATCGATGAGAATGTAGTCGCCGTTCTCCTGCAGGAGGTAATCCCCCGTCTCCATAAGAATTGCGTCTACTGAAGTGCTGCCACTCTCGGCTTGGTTATCTATTCGTATCGGCATCTTTCACCAACTCCCCCGACTGCGTTATCTTGAACACGTCCGTCGGGATGTAGTTAATCTTGGGTACCTTGATAATCTCCTCGACAATGCGGAACTTGCGAAGCTCTTTGATTTCTTCGAGCAGCTTTGGCAGAAGCGCCATAGCTTCTTTGATAGCTTCCAAGTCCTTGAAAGTAACGAGCTGATACTCTTTCTCAACAACGACAGGACGCTCATAAATCTTGTCTGTAACGACCGGTTTCTCACAAGCCACCTCGACAGGGATATATCGCACCGTCTCTTCTTCTCTAACATTGTATCGTGTGGTATCTTTTATCTTTTCTTCATATTTTATTGTATCTTCTAACTTTGTTTCATACCGAACGGTGGGTTCGGTGCGGACGATGTATTCGATTGTCGGGCGCGGCTCTCGAACGAGTTCGGGGATTTTGATGACTTCCCTCTGCCGCACAACCTCGACGTGCGTGACAACCAACTTGCTTGACCCGAGCTCCGTAACCGAACCCTTCAACTCTTCTTCCCCACTCCCACCACCAACTGACTGACCCATCGCGCCCTCCCTATTTTAGTATTCCACCATACTCCACAATAACGTGCACGTTAAGAGCTGACCCGGCTGTGTTGTTGTAGGTGAGGCGAAGTGACTCGTTCGCCCTCATCTCCTCCAACGCAGGCCAGTCGAACATGATAGCAATGTTCTTCCCGGCGTTGTAGATGCTCTCGCCAAGAAGTGCAACTTGCTTCCCGCTCGAGTCCATGTGCCTCAACTCGAAGGTGTCCCCCGCCCCGTACGCGTCCGGCGTGACAGAAGTCGAGTTGATGACGCAGTTGACGTCCAGCGCCATATCAAGCACGTACGCTCCCGGTGCCGCACTCACAATCAGCTCATACCCTTTGTAGTATGAGCCACCCCGCATGACCGATTTATTCAGTGCCATAGCTAGCTCCAAACAGTTGTGGTTGGATTGGATTTGACCCACCCAGCCGGATAATCAGCAATATCAGCAGACTCAAGTAGAAACAAAAACCCGTCCTCGGTTAGAAGAAAGTCACCGACCTCGAGCAAGAGGGCCCCACGTGTTTGTTCGTCCCAAGATAAAGAAGTTGGAGAAACAGTTGTCCAAGCCATATCAGCTCAAGTAAAGATTTGGGTCTTTGTTAACGAACGGGTTGTTGTAATATTCGCCCACATATCCAGATGGGTCGCCAGCCGAGAAACCCTCCCGCACTTGAACCCAGTCGGGGAAGCGACTCGCCTCCGCATTCAACTGCGCCTTCAACTCATCATTCCCAATCGCCTTCCAGAACTTGCTGTCGTTCATCTCCTGCAGCCACTGGTATCCGTACATCGTGGCGTAGGCGATAAGGACGTCATCGAGGTAATTGTAGTCGGAAGTCTGGGCATCAGTGGAAAGAGGAGTGGGCCAGAAACTTGCCCGGAGCCGAGTGACGTACGCAGCATCCGGTATGGGGAACAGCTCAAACGTATTCGTGTTCTCGAATGGAATGTAGAGATTCGGCTTTGCAGTCGTCCACACATCCGGCTTCGGATAGACTCCGTCCATCTTGCTCGGCATGACACACGTCAGTTTGCGCGAGTTCATCCCGTCCTCAAGGCGGTACGATAGGACAGACCTCAGAAGAGGGTCGAATGAGTACGACTTCTGAGAGGCAACGGTCGAAGCCGTCTGCTCCTTCCAGATAAGGTCGTGCATTCGAGCAACCCGCGTCTGTGCCCGATTAAGCCAACGTGTTACCATCGTTGACATCGTGACCCCGTTCGCAGTCGTCATGACTCCCTGCTGCGTGAGGTTATCCAGCACTTCCGAACGCATCTCGGCGAGCGTTAGTGTCCCTGCCATGAGAGCCCCCTTTTATGCTGTGCCGACGAGAGTTCCCGTACCATCAATGGTGAGGTAAACACGGCCCGCAGCACTCATCACAGAGCCGCTTGCGCAAATGACCGTAAGCACCCCATTCTGTGTGCACGTTCCTGTTCCCGATAGAGCATAAGTAACCTTGACAGGAAACTTGAGTGCTCTGTTGTTCTTAGCCATCAACTGGCTCGCTGCCCTGTGCTTTGACATCGAAGTCCTCCTTGTTAAACTTTCATAGCGTCTTTATAAGGCGTCGTTAGAAGAGTCAAGTCCGGCTTGGGAGGATTTGCAAGATATGCATCCTGCCAGATGGCCGGTTTCGTCTTCAACTTTTCTTCTGTCTCTTTCATCCGTTTCTCGAGGAGATATTGGTGAACGTCCATCTCCTGAGGCTGGAGCCCGATTATCCCGCCCAGCTTCTTGCTCTTCTCCATCCCCATCGCCATGAAGTGAGGACGTGTCTCATCCGATATCCCGGCGTGGTTGAGTCGAACTCCCATGTGCGCATACACCTCAAGCCCCGCTTCCATCATACGGTCACAGAACCAACTGTCAGTCGGATAGTTCGTGGTGGTATGGAACCAAGGTGTCTTGATTTTCTTGAAGACCTCGAGGTTGATGAGCGTGAAGGGAAATGGCGTCAGGTCGCAACGCTGTATGATATTGTCCTGAGGCTCTCCGCATGTTGAGCAGTGCTTCCCATCCCAGTGCGACTGTCCCGCTCCACACACTTTGCACAAGCAGGGAATCTCATAGAGGCGGTATATCGAGTTGTCCGCGGGCATGTCGATAACCTTTTTCGATGTGTCATAGCGGCGAAACGCACACATGGCATGTGGGAACTTGCTGGCATACATAATCCCCGAAATCATGTCCTTCTTCGCATCCCACAACTTCATGATGTCATCCAGCCTCGTGTCGAAGATGTCGTCATCCATGAAAAGGATGTGGGTGCACTTGTTGTAGATGGCGGTCTTGACCAGCTTCTCGTCTGCCATATGGACCGGAGTGCGATAAACGAAGCTGTAGCAAATCTCGAATGGCAGCTTCCCAGCCGCCGATGCTGCGCAAATCTCTGTCCACATCTTGAGGAAGGACTCAAAGAACTCGTAGGTCACCATGAGAAGCGGGACCGCAATCATGACCCTTCCCTTACCCTCTTTCGGGGGCGGGACTGGCGAGGCTTCTGGAGCAGGCGGGATATCCATCGTCCCACCACTCGAAGCCCCGGGATGATAGGGCGGAATGAAGAAAGTCCCGTTGTTGCTGATAATAGGGAGAGGCTTCCCATGCGCTACCTCGGGAGGTGTCGGAAGCTCCAGCTTCGGGAACTCCGGGTTGGGCATGGAAGTCGCCTTCTTCAATAACTCCGTCAGGCGCGAAATCTCCGCGAAGGCATTCGCAAGCTGCTGCTCTGCCGTCATCGGCGGTTTTCCGTTCATATCTTCTGGCTTTTGCTGTTCGTCGCTCATTTCAGTCTCCTTTGTTTTCGCGTGGAAAAGAGCCGGAGAGCCCCGCACTGGCAGGGCCCCCCGGGTATTCAGGTTACGGAAGAACCGTCAAAAAGACAGGATTCGCCTGCCCTGCAGTAGCAGCAAGAGCGGAGTTCTGTCCAAGAATACGGGCCTGAACCGTTGTTGCATCGTTCGTTGTGGCATTGAACGCGAAGGTCACTCCACCCGTTGTGCCAATCTTAAGGGCAGCGCAGGCAGGAGTTGCACCGACGTGAACAGGGTTAGCCGGACCCCATGTCTGGAGCCAGAAGTAGCCGCCAGACGTGATGTTCAAAGGCGCGATACCAACGGGAATGTCAGCAGCAGCTGACCCGACGTTGATGCCGTTGAACGGGCTGGGCATCAGGAAATAACCGACGCCGCTTGTGATGGACTGCACAAGACCATCGTACAACTTGATGGTGAATGCAGCCGTGCCAGAACCCTGATTCTGGATTTTGTAGCACTGTCCGAGACCGTTGGTGGCTCCCGTTGAGATGCCGAACAGACCCTCATCATAGACATTCGCAGCAACTGCGGCTGACGAAGTGCCGTAGATGGTCCTCACACCCGCACTGGCAGCAGCCACAGCGAGGATACCGCTCTGGTGAGAAGCTGTCGGAGCAGGAGCGCAAAGCACAGCCCCGCCCGGAACGGACGCAGCAGCCTTTGCATAGTAGAAGGTTTTCTCTCCAACCTGTAGACGGGTTCCGAGCTTCGTCTTCTGGGTTGTCGAGACCTCATAAATCCCTTGGTCGATTGGGATAATGGGGTCGAGCTGTTTAACGATGTTGCTGGGTACTGACATGGTAGTCTCCTTTGACTTTTAGGCTGTCTCGAAGCGAGATTGGCTTCCCGCTCGGAGTCATCTAGTCGCTTAAAACTATGCCGCAATCGAAGTCAGAACCCCGAGGCTCTTACGACGGGAAGTGATAAACTCACCCTTCCACACGATTTGAGCAACGCGGTCATTGACCTGATTCGGGATGGCCTTCCAGTCGGTCATCTGCATGTTGAGGTCAGGGTCAACATTCAAGCCGATGTACTGACTGCACAACATATACATACGACCACTCGGGCACTTGGCGGACCAGAGAATCGGAACGCCTTTCCACGCTGTCGAGGAGAACTCGGCATCGCCCTTCGCCTGATTGACGATGGAGCGCTGTTCCAAGACCTCGTCGTCGTACAACTCCGCAACTGTCTGGGTCGTAACGATGATGTCAGGCATCTGACGTGTTTTGCCTTCCGAAACCGTGTTGGCAAGGTTCCGCATGTCAGAGAGGAGATAGACGGAAGCAGCGCCAGTCGCCGTCTTCTGTCTGTTCTGCCACCAGCTGTAGGTTGACTGGTTGATGTTACCGACCGTAGCAGAAGCTGTCGGGGTTGTGCTGACGAGATTCGCCAGACCGTTGATATCCTTTCCGCCGTTTCCAGTCCCATCTGCAAAAAGCTGGGTCTCGAACTCGTCGGTCATGGAATCCCGGTTTGCGTCACAGAG